GCGTCATATCTGCTGCCAGCGTGGTTTTTGGGTAAATTTCCGCACAAAAAGGTCATTCAGACCTCTCACACAGCAGAATTGGCGGTGGGATTTGGTCGTAAAGTGCGTAACTTGGTTGACCAAGAGGTGTATGAGGACATATTTCCGGGGGTTGGACTGCAATCTGACTCAAAAGCGGCGGGTCGCTGGGACACTAACAAGGGCGGTAACTACTTCGCGATTGGTGTTGGCGGTGCCGTAACCGGTAAAGGTGCGGATTTGCTCATAATTGACGACCCACACTCCGAGCAGGAAGCCGCGTTAGCGGAAGTAAACCCAGAAATTTACGATAAAACGTACGAGTGGTACACCTCAGGTCCTCGTCAGCGTCTCCAGCCGGGTGGTGCCATCGTCATCGTAATGACTCGGTGGTCATTAAAAGATTTGACCGGTCGAGTACTAAAGTCAGACGCCCAGCGTGGTGGTGAAGGTTGGGAAGTTATCGAGTTTCCGGCGATTTTGCCCTCTGACAAGCCACTTTGGCCTGAGTTCTGGTCGATGGAAGAACTTGCAGCTCTGCGTGAAGAACTACCGAACGGTAAGTGGATGGCGCAGTACCAACAGCAGCCCACCTCTGAAACATCGGCAATCATTAAGCGTGACTGGTGGCAAGAATGGGAGCATGAGAATCCACCGTATTGTGACTTTACATTGATGGCGTGGGATACGGCGTTCGAGAAATCTCAGCGTGCTGACTACTCGGCGATGACAATGTGGGGTGTGTTCTACCATCCCGACGACAGCGGGGTCACTCAAGCTAACATTATATTATTGAACGCGTACCGTGAGCGGATGGAGTTTCCGAGACTCAAGCAGGTAGCGATAGAGCAGTACCAAGACTGGCAACCAGATTCTATTATTATAGAGAAGAAGGCATCAGGTGCTCCGCTGATCTACGAGATGCGAGCGATGGGTATACCGGTGCAAGAGTTTACGCCGAGTCGAGGTAACGACAAGATAAGCAGACTTAACGCTGTTGCTGATATATTCGCGTCAGGCAGAGTGTGGGCACCCCCTACGCGTTGGGCGGAAGAAGTTATTGACGAGGTTGCGTCATTTCCGTCAGGCGAGCATGATGACTACGTTGACTCTGTTTCTCTTGCGATGATGCGGTTCCGCAAGGGCGGATACGTACGCACACTATTAGACGAGGAAGACGAGATACCGGAGTTTCGTCGCCCCACTCAAGGATACTACTAAGGATACACAATGGCTATTGATAAGGCACTGAACCAAGCTCCACTAGGTCTTGTTGAAGATATGGTTGATGAACCAGTGATGGAGATTGAGATTGAAGACCCTGAAAGCGTCACTATCGGTATGGACGGTCTAGAGATCGTACTTGAACCGGGTGAAGAGCAAGAAGGGTTTTATGACAACCTCGCTGAGTACATGGACGAGGATACTCTGAGTGGTATTGCAGGTGACTTAGTAGCTGATTACGAAGAAGACGTATCTAGCCGCAAAGAGTGGATGCAGACATACGTGGACGGTCTTGAACTATTGGGTATGCAGATTGAAGATCGCTCTGAGCCTTGGCCCGGCGCATGTGGTGTGTATCACCCGATGTTGTCAGAGGCGTTAGTTAAGTTCCAGTCTGAGACTATTATGGAGACATTCCCAGCTAAGGGGCCTGTCCGCACTCAGATTATTGGTAAAGAAGACCGCAATACTATTGAAGCTGCGGAACGTGTAAAGGCTGATATGAATTATCAGTTGACTGACGTGATGGCTGAGTACCGCCCTGAGCACGAGCGCATGTTGTGGGGCTTAGGTCTGTCAGGTAATGCGTTTAAGAAAGTTTATTACGATCCATCATTACAACGCCAAGTAGCTATTTTTGTTCCAGCAGAAGATATCGTTGTTCCATATGGCGCAAGTAATCTGGAGTCTGCTGAGCGTGTAACCCACGTTATGCGTAAGACTCCTAACGAATTGCGTAAGTTACAATACGCTGGCTTTTATTTAGATGCTGATCTTGGTGATCCGACCGATACATTTGATGAGATCGAGAAGAAGATCGCTGAGAAGATGGGCTTTAGTGCGTCACAAGATGATCGCTACAAGCTGCTAGAGATGCACGTCGATATTGACTTGCCGGGTTATGAAGACATGGAGGACGGTGAGCCTACAGGCATCGCACTTCCTTATGTTATTACGCTAGAGAAGTCTACTGAGACTATTCTATCTATTCGCCGTAATTGGAACCAAGACGATAGAAACAAACGTAAGCGCGAGCACTTCGTACACTACCCATACATTCCGGGTTTCGGCTTCTACGCATTTGGTTTGATTCACTTAGTAGGTGCGTTCGCTAAGTCTGGTACTTCACTGATTCGTCAGTTGGTTGATGCAGGTACGCTATCTAACTTACCGGGTGGCTTTAAAGCCAAAGGCTTACGTATTCGTGGTGATGATGCGCCGATAGGCCCAGCTGAATTCCGTGATGTTGATGTGGCATCTGGCACTATTCGCGACAACATTATGCCTCTTCCATATAAAGAGCCATCACAAGTACTAGCTAGTTTACTAGGCACAATCGTTGAAGAAGGCCGTCGTTTTGCTTCTGTAGCTGATATGAAAATATCAGATATGTCTGCTAACGCACCTGTAGGCACTACACTAGCTATTCTAGAGCGTTCGTTAAAGATTATGTCTTCTGTTCAGGCGCGTATTCACTACGCAATGAAGCAGGAGTTCAGACTATTAAAAGGCATAATCCGCGACTACACACCTGAAGAATATAACTACGAACCATATGAAGGCTCTCGCCAAGCTAAACGTTCGGACTATGACTTAGTAGAAGTTATTCCTGTATCTGATCCTAACTCTGCAACTATGGCGCAGAAGGTTGTTCAGTATCAGGCAGTACTACAACTAGCACAGACAGCTCCAGACCTTTATGACATGCCACTACTACATCGTCAGATGTTGGAAGTGCTTGGCATGAAAAACGCTGAAAAACTTGTACCGTTAGAAGACGACATGGACCCTAAAGACCCAGTGTCTGAGAACATGAATATCCTTAACAGCAAACCGGTTAAAGCATTTATCTACCAAGACCACGAAGCGCACATGCGTGTACACATGGCTGCTATGCAAGACCCTAAGATTGCACAGATGGTTGGTCAAAGTCCAATGGCGCAACAGATTGGCGCTGCTATGCAAGCCCACATTGCTGAACACTTAGCGTTTGAGTATCGCAAACAAATTGAAGCTACAGCTGGTGTTCCATATCCTGCTCCAGATGCAAAGATGGACGAAGAAACAGAACTTCAGATTTCTCGTTTGGCAGCGGAAGCAGCAGACAAGCTACTTGGCAAGAACAAGCAAGAAGCGGCTGCACAACAAGCACAACAAGCTGCACAAGACCCTATTGTTCAGATGAAGCAGCAAGAGTTGCAGATCAAGCAAGCAGACGCTCAGATGAAAGAGAAGAAGATAGCTATCGATGCTGCAACGCAAGCGGACAAGATTCGCCTCGAAGAAGAGCGTATCAAGTCTCAAGAGCGCATCGCTGGTATGCAGGTTGGCGCAAAAGTGGCGTCAGACAAAGCAAAGTTGTCAGCGGATCAGCAGAAAGAAGGTATGAAGCTTGGTATCGAGGTTGCGCGTGACGCAGCCAATCGTGATCAGCAAGCAAATCAAATGGAGCAAAAGCCAACTGAGGAATGATAAATGAGTGGAGACCTGCTTGAGTATCTATCGAATGCGATAGAAGAAGAGCGAAAAGTTATTTCAGAAGACATGTCGCGAGGGAACGCGAAGTCTTATGAAGACTACAGACACGCTTGCGGTGTAATCCGTGGATTAAACATTGCAAACGACATAATTTTTCAAATGTCAAAACGGATGGAGGAATTCGATGACTGACATTCTATTGGGTACGGACCCAAACAACCCAGAAGCCGTAACAACTTTGCCAGAAGGCGAAGCACAAAAGGCGAAACAACTACCTGATCCGTCAGGGTATCGCGTTCTTTGCGCAGTACCTGAGATTGAGCAGACTCACGGTGACAGCGGAATTATTAAAGCCGATGTAACTATGAAAAACGAAGAGCTGTTAACCACAGTGTTATTCGTTATGAAGCTTGGTCCAGATTGTTACAAAGACAAAGACCGATTCCCTACTGGCCCATGGTGTAAAGAAGGCGATTTCGTCCTTGTACGCCCACACGCCGGTACTCGCGTAAAGATTCATGGCAGAGAGTTCAGAATCATTAATGACGACGCGGTTGAAGGTGTAGTTGAAGACCCACGCGGTATTTCTAGAGCCTAAGGAGGCACAAAATGAACGCAGAAGCGCAACAAGTAGAAGACGAATTAGAAATTGAAATTGAGCAGGAAGTAGAAGAACAGCCTGTTGAAGAAGATAAAAAACCTGAAGTTGACCTTGAAGTAGTCGATGACGCGCCCGAAGAAGATCGTGGTCGTCAACCATTACCTAAAGAGATTGTTGACGAGGTAGATAATGATGAATTAGACGAGTATTCCGATAAGGTTAAGACTCGCCTAAAGCAAATGAAAAAGATTTATCACGATGAGCGCCGCGAAAAAGAACGCGCTTTCCGTGAGCAGCAAGAAGCTATTGCTTTAACTAAAAAACTCGTAGAAGAGAATAAAAGGTTAAAGAAAAATCTATCTAGTGGTGAAGAAACATTACTTAATACCTATAAGCAATCTGCGGAGCTAGAGCTAGAAATGGCTAAAAGAGCATACCGCGAAGCTTACGAATCAGGTGAAACTGATGCGGTGGTTGAAGCACAGGAAAAACTACAAAACGCCACTTATAGGATGCAGCAGCTAGCAAACTATCGTCCAGCTCATGCTTTACAAGCTGAAGTAGATGAGGTAAATAGTGAGCAAAGTGTGGCACAACCTGCTAAGGTTAAGCCAGACCAGAAAACTTTGGACTGGCAAGACCAGAATCCTTGGTTTGGTACTGACAGAATGATGACCGGTATGGCTATGGGGCTTGACCAAGAGCTTAAAGCCAAACATGGTTCAGCATATGTTGGTACTGATGAATACTGGCAGACCATCGACAAAACGATGCGCCAATATTTTCCTGATTATTTTGGGGAAGAAAAAACGGATAACGGGGGCGGCAAGCCCGTTAAAAACTCCGACAGTAAACCTGCCAATGTGGTTGCTCCAGCATCACGCAGTCGGTCTCCAAAAAAGATCGTATTAAAGCAATCTCAGCTTGCGCTGGCTAAAAAACTGGGACTTACCCCAGAGCAGTACGCTGCTGAATATGCAAAGACACTTAAAGGAGAATAACCATGACTGAGCAGAAAAATACTAGACTTGCACGCGAACTTGAAACACGAGATGTAGCTGAGCGACCAAAATCGTGGCAACCGGCATCAACCCTGCCAGAGCCAGATAAACAGCCCGGCTATGAGTATCGTTGGGTACGTACCTCAATGTTGAATGAAGCTGATCCTCGTAACGTATCGTCAAAGTTACGTGAAGGGTGGGAGCCAGTTCGTATTGAAGAACAACCCAAATTTAAAATGCTTACAGACCCAGATAGTCGTTTTAAAGACAATATCGAAGTCTCAGGCTTATTGTTATGCAAGATGCCAACTGAATTTGTTGAGCAGCGTAATGAGTATTACGCGAAAAAAGCTCAATCTCAGACGGAATCTGTTAACAATAATTTCATGCGCGAGAATGATCCTCGTATGCCTCTGTTCGCAGACCGCAAATCGAAGACTACATTCGGGCAAGGTAATTAATTTCTTTCGGAGAAAATCTCATGGCAGCTTACGGTTTAAAACCTGTAAAGCGCGCTGACGGTATGCCATATGCTGGCGCCGTTACGCACTACAAGATTGACCCCGCTGGTGAAGCAACTAACCTATTTTACGGTCAAGTTGTAATCCTAGGGGCTGACGGCTACGTTGCTTTGGCAACTGCTTCAGGCGCAGACGCTACCACCAATAACTTGGGCGGTTCAGGCGTAGGTGCTTTGGGCGTATTTGTTGGTTGTGAATACACCAACGACCAAGGTCAGCGTATCCAATCTCAATACTACCCAGCGGCAACCGCTAACGGTGGCGACATTGTGGCGTACGTTGTTGACGATCCTAACGTGTTGTTCCAAGCTGAGTTGGATGATACTGCTACTCAAACAATGGTAGGTACTAACACTACTTTTGCAGCAGTTCAGTCTACTTCAACTGGCTCAACTTCAACTGGTGTTTCTAGCTCTCAGTTAGACGCAACAGTGGCTACTACTGCTAAACCATTCAAAATTGTTGGTCTCAACGCTGATGAATCTACTACCGCAGTATTGGTTAAATTCAACCCAAGTTTCCACCGTTACACTAGTGACGCTGGTCTATAAGGAGTAAAGTAACATGGCAATTTCACGCGCCCAGCTACTCAAAGAACTCCTCCCGGGCCTCAACGCTTTGTTCGGCATGGAATATGGTCGTTACGGCGAAGAGCACAAGGAAATCTTTGAGACCGAGTCTTCTGATCGTTCATTTGAAGAAGAAACTAAACTTTCTGGCTTCGGTGCTGCACCGACTAAAGCGGAAGGTTCTGCAATTTCTTACGACAATGCGCAAGAAGCGTACACCGCTCGTTATAACCACGAAACCATCGCAATGGGCTTCGCAATTACTGAAGAAGCTGTTGAAGATAACTTGTATGACTCATTGTCATCTCGTTACACCAAAGCGTTGGCTCGCGGTATGGCATACACCAAGCAAGTTAAAGCTGCATCTGTTTTAAATAACGGCTTCAACTCTAGCTACGCTGGTGGTGACGGCAAAGAGTTGTTCGCAACTGACCACCCATTGGTCAACGGCGGCACTAACTCTAACGAGCCTGCAACCGCAGCAGACCTCAATGAGACTTCATTGGAAGCAGCAGTAATTCAGATTGCTGGCTGGACCGATGAGCGTGGCTTGTTGATCGCTGCTAAGCCTAAGAAGTTGATCCTGCCTCCAAACTTGATGTTTGTTGCAGAGCGTCTGTTGAAGACCGACGGTCGTGTTGGCACTGCTGACAACGATATCAATGCAATCGCGAACATGGGTGCAATCCCGGGTGGTTACACTATTAACCACTTCTTGACCGACGACGATGCGTGGTTCTTGACCACTGACATTCCAAACGGTCTGAAGCACTTTGTTCGTGCAGCTATGTCAACTGGCATGGACGGCGATTTCGATACTGGTAACGTACGTTACAAGGCTCGTGAGCGTTATTCGTTCGGCTGGTCTGATCCACTAGGTATCTTCGGATCACCGGGTGCATAAGCTTAGGCTTATATAGCAAGAGGGGTCTTCGGACCCCTTTTTATTTACTAAAGTATGTGCTAAAAAGAAACGGTACAATTTGTATAGATTCCTGTTTTTAGCTAATTCAGGAAGTTGACGCCGGACACGGCAGGAGCAAAATATGGCAGCTACTAACTTTTCAGGACCGGTCGTTTCTGACAACGGTTTCAATCTCCCAGTTTCATTAACTTCAGAACTTCCAGCAGCTTCAGCGGCTAATATTGGTCAAGCTCGTATCATTACAGACAATGGCTCTGGTGATGACGAAGTTTGTATCGTTATTTCTACCGGCTCTGCTTGGGTAGTTTGTACTGGTGCGGCTCTTAGCTAATGGCAGTTTCTGAAGCTGCTAAGGCGCATCTTGCTAAGTTAGCTGAGCAAGGCGCAAAGGCTCCAAAACAGGCTAAAAAAGCAACCAAAAAGGTTGAAGAAGCTCCAGTCGTAGAGGCTGAAGCAGAAGAAACTCCAGCTGAAGGAGAGTAATCATGCGATCTGATGGTAAGTCAACAACCCTGACTGCCGACGGTGACGTGTTTGCTGGCCCTGCTCGTATTGCTTCTATCTACTATGTAGCTAGTGGTACAGCAGGTAGCATTGTTATTAAGGACGGCGGCTCAGGCGGCTCTACAGTTCTTAATCTGGCTACGCCAGCAGCGGCAACCGCTACGCAGTTTATAGACTTTTCTGACAATCCGATTCGTTGCCAAACAAGCGCGTATTGCGACTTGACTGACGTAACTTCGGTAACAGTGGTGTACGTATAATGGCTAAAGAAAAGAAAGCTAATCCAGACAACGAAATGCCACCTGAAAAAGGTGATTTCGAGCGTGAAGAAACCCCTCGTGAATACTACGACCGTGTAAACAGCGGCAAAGTTAAGAAGGCTTGCGGTGGAAGTATGAAGTACGCACCGGGCGGTAGTGTTAAACCTCGTGGCGAAGGTTGCTGTAAACGCACTAAAAAGTGCAAGATGTATTGATGGCTATAACACGCGCAAACATGCGTAAACAGATGGAAGGCAAAATGAAAACTTGTGCATCCTGCAAAACACCAATGGCTTGTAAAAAAGCCGGTAAGTGTTTAGCTAAAAAGCCTATGAAAATGGCTAGCGGCGGTTCTTTTCCTGATCTAACTGGTGACGGCAAAGTTACTCAAGCTGACGTGCTAAAAGGACGTGGCGTAACTAAAAAACGTGGCGGCAAAATTCGTGGCTGTGGTATGGCGAAAAAAGGCACCCGCAAAGCAAAAATGTATTGAGGTGATTTATGGCAGAAGATGAGAAGAAACGTACCAAAGCCCGTAACGCTAAGGGACAATATGTAAAGAAAAAAGTGACTAAAAAGAAAGTCACCAAGAAAAAGGTTACTAAGAAAAAGGCTAACCGTAAGAAGGTAGCTAAAAAAGCGGGTATAAAGCGTACAGTGACTACTGTTACTGAGGCTTATTACGACGATACTCCTAGTAAACCAGCGGCACCTAAGACACCACCACAAGCTAAAGAACTGCCACCAGAAAAGCATACTGGAGCTATTTTGTTCTTGATTGCATGTGTGGCGTTAGTAATTTTCGCATACCTTGAGAATATGTAATGGCAACTACTGGTACTACTACGTTTAATTTAGACCTTAATACTGTTGTTGAAGAGGCATTTGAGCGTTGTGGTTCAGAGTTGCGTACTGGTTACGATTTACGCACAGCTCGCCGCAGCTTGAATTTACTTCTAGCAGAGTGGGCTAACCGTGGGATTAATTTGTGGACTTTTGAAGAAGGCACAATCCCTATGGTGCAGGGCACGATTAATTACAGCCTACCCTCAGATACCGTAGATATTATGGACTGCGTAATGCGTACCGGAACTGGTACGTCTCAGAGCGACATTAATATCAGTAGGGTAAGTTTATCTACCTACGCTAGTATCCCTAACAAGAATACTCAGGGGCGTCCAATCCAAGTATGGGTGGATCGCCAAGCAGCAAACCCAAGCATTAATGTCTGGCCTGTTCCTGACCAAAGCAGCACTTATACGTTTGTATATTGGAAGCTGCGCCGTCTTGAGGATGCTGGTAACGGTGTTAATACGCAGGATGTGCCGTTTAGATTTTTGCCGTGTTTGGTAGCCGGATTAGCTTATTATTTGTCTATGAAGATACCCGATGCGATGAATCGAATTGAAATGCTTAAAGCTTCATATGAGGAGCAATGGGCGTTAGCAGCGGAAGAAGACCGTGAAAAAGCGGATATTCGACTGGTGCCACGCATTTCTTACTGAGGTGAGCGATGCCAAGAATGTATACAACTGGAAAATACGCCATCGCCGAATGCGATAGATGTGGATTCCGATACAAGCTTAAAGAGCTTAAAGATACGACGATAAATGATAAACAAACTGGATTAAAAGTTTGTCCGTCTTGTTGGGAGGGTGACCACCCACAAAACAAGCAGGGCAAGTATCCAGTTAATGACCCACAAGCGGTTGAAAATCCGCGCCCAGATAATTCGGTGCCAGCTAGCAACAGTTATCAATGGGGTTGGGCACCGGTAGGCTTTAATGACCAAACAGGGTTCGGCGAGCTTGAAAATAACCTAGTAGCTACTGGAGAGATTGGTACTATTACAGTAACAATAAGTTGATATGAACTACGCGACTTTGTTCCAAACAATTCAGGCTTACGTGGAAAACGATTTTCCAGATACAGCGGTTATCGACACTAGCCGTACAGCTGCTACGTTCCAAGATAAGACCCAGATTGATACTTTTATTAAGCAAGCCGAGCAGCGTATTTATAACAGCGTTCAGATTCTAGCTTTACGTAAGAATGCTACTGCATCATGCGTTACAGGCAACAAGTACATATCTGTACCATCAGATTGGCTGTCTTCATTTTCGTTTGCCGTTGTTGATGGTAGTGGCGATTATCAGTATTTGACTAACAAAGACGTTAGTTTTATTCGTGAGTCTTACCCAAACCCTAGTACTACGGGTTTACCGCAGCATTACGCGCTGTTTGACGACACAGCTTTCATTCTTGGCCCTACTCCAGATTCAACCTATACAGTAGAGCTTCATTATTTCTACTACCCAGCGTCAATTGTTACCGCAGGTACATCATGGCTGGGCGATAATTTTGATTCGGCTTTGTTATATGGCTCATTATTAGAGGCATATACTTTTATGAAAGGCGAGTCGGATGTAAACCAGATTTACCAGAAACGTTATGACGACGCTATGGTAATGCTTAAACAACTGGAAGAAGGTAAAAATCGCCAAGATATGTACCGTACTTCACAAATTAGATACCCGGTAAGGTAATAAGGAGGCTTAAATGGCTATTACTCAGGCTATGTGTACTTCGTTCAAAAAAGCCCTTCTCGATGGCGAGATGGATTTTAGTTCGGATACATCAGACGTATTTAAAATCGCGCTGTTCACAAGTTCAGCAACACTTGACGCAAGTACTACTGCGTACAGCACTACAAATGAAGTGTCAGGTACTGGCTATACAGCTGGTGGTAACACACTAACTGTTGTAGCGCCTACTACTTCAGGTACTACCGCGTACTTAGACTTTTCTGATACTACTTGGGCGTCAGCAACAATTACCGCTCGCGGGGCTGTAATTTATAAGTCAGGTGGCTCTAATCCTGCAATTGCAGTGTTAGACTTTGGTGGTGATAAGACATCTACCAACGGTGATTTTACTATTCAGTTCCCAACTGCTGACGCTTCAACCGCAATTATTCGTATTGCGTAAGGAGCCTTAGATGGCACTGATTACAGCTGATCGCGTCAAAGAGACGACCACAACGACTGGTACAGGTACGCTGACCCTTGCGGGCGCGGTGTCAGGTTTTCAGACGTTTGGCTCTGCTGTGGGTGACGGTAATACTTGCTACTACGCTATTTCTACTCCGGCAGGTACTGAGTGGGAAGTTGGGCTAGGCACGTACACAGCCTCCGGTACGACGCTAGCGCGTACAACTGTTTATGCGTCATCTAACAGCGATGCAGCTGTAGATTTGTCGGCTGGTGCAAAAGAAGTATTTGTTACTTATCCTGCTGACAAAGCTGTGTTTGTAGGTTCAAATATCTCTGAGCTGACAAACGATTCAGGCTACGGAACGACAGACGAAGCGTTGGCGCTTTCTATAGCATTAGGATAAGACATGGCTAACACGTTTAAAAACTACACCTCTTCATCTGTCGGGACATCAGCAACGACTGTCTACACGGTTCCGTCAGCTACCTCTGCGGTTCTAATCGGTTGTAACTTAGCTAACACCACTACTGCCGCGGTCTACGTTGACGTGCAGGTGGCAGGGGTTTACCTAGTTAAAGGCGCACCGGTACCAAGTGGTTCAGCACTTTCAGTGCTAGACGGCAAAATTGTTGGAGAAACAACTGACACAGTAGTTGTGACTTCCGATACGGCATCATCTATTGACGTGATTCTGAGTGTTCTGGAGCAGAGCTAATGGCTGGTTATATTGGCAAAAGCCAAGGTAAAATCTTAACTAACGTTGAGGGTAACTCTGTTGAGACTGCTGACATCCAAGACTCAGCGGTAACAGAAACCAAGATTGCCGCAGGCTCGGTTACAGATAGTAAGTTAAATAGCACCAAGCTAAACGGCATTGAAGCTGGCGCAGACGTAACCGATACAGCTAATGTAACGGCTGCCGGTGCGTTAATGGATTCTGAGGTTACTAACCTAGCACAAGTTAAAGCCTTTAGTTCCGCCGATTACGCTACAGCAGCTCAAGGTGCTACAGCAGACTCTGCATTACAAGACATTACTGGTGAGTCTATTGAAGACTTATCTGACGTAGCTACTATGACTCCTACAGATGGTCAGTTGTTGACTTGGGATTCTGCTACATCTAAGTGGAATGCTGAAGATGCTCCTGTATCTCTTCCAGATCAAACAGGAAATTCAGGTAAATACTTAACTACTGATGGCACTGATGCGTCATGGGGTACTGTTGATTTAAGCAGCAAGTTAGACACCACAGCAACTTTTGGTGGTGACGTAAGCGGTACTTACAACGCTATTGTTATTGCAGACGACTCACACAACCACATCATTTCTAACGTGGACGGTCTACAGACTGCGTTGGATGGAAAGCAGCCATTATCGACTGTATTAACAAATACAACTGCATCGTTTACTACCGCAGATGAATCTAAGCTAGATGGTATTGAGTCAGGTGCTACTGCTGATCAGACGGCTTCTGAGATTCTTACAGCAATCAAGACGGTAGATGGTTCAGGCTCAGGGTTGGATGCTGACTTGCTTGACGGTCAACAAGGCTCTTACTACTACCCCGCTTCAAACCCCAATGGCTACACCACAAACGTAGGTGACATCACAGGCGTAACTGCGGGAACAAACCTGACAGGTGGCGGCACAAGCGGCAGTGTTACTCTGAACGTAAGCAGCACACCATCGTTCACTTCTGCAACATTTGGTTCAGGTGTATCCCTACAAGAATCCACACAACGCGCTGATTTGTTACAGATAACCTCAAGCACGAGCGGTTGGGCAGGTTTACAGATTCGTAACTCATCTAACGAAGGTCGTTGGTCATTTATGACTGATGGGTCTACGGCAGGTATTTACGATGATGAGCAAAGTGACTGGGTTACTCAGCATGATGAGAATGGTGAAACCCGTCTTTATTATAACGGTTCTGAGAAATTCAATACGAACAGCAGTGGTTGTACTGTAACAGGCGATTTATCGGTTACAGGATCGATAAGCGGCGCAGGTAAAGTTCTGCAGGTTGTTCAAGCTAAGAAGACAAGCTTCTTTTCAACAAGCTCAACTAGCTATGTTGATGTATCTGGTGTTTCAGCAACAATTACTCCTTCGTCTACATCAAGTAAAATTTTAGTTACACTAACAGGTGCAGCGTCAGGAAGCGCTAGTAACTCATTTGCGTATGGAGTTTTAGTACGAGGAAGCACAAATATTGTTATTGGTGACTCAAGAGGTAGTGCTCAGAGATGTACGTTTGACCTTACACAGCAAGCTGCAGGTGATCCGAGAAACTGGGCAAAACACTTTGCTATTACTTACTTAGATTCACCTTCAACAACCTCTGCAACAACATATAAGCTTCAGGTTAAAAGAACACTTCAAAGTATTGGCATAGGTGGTACTTACGATACTGCAGACGGTAATAGATCGAACGTTCCAACCATTTTAACACTTATGGAGATTGCAGGATGAACCATAAGGCGATTTACGCACTTTATCCACAAGCTGTTACTGTCGATGATGATGAAGGTTGTTTCGACGCACAGGGTAATAAAATTGAAATTGACATGGATGCTGTCAATGCTTGGGTCGATCCAACTGCATATCAAGCGTTACGGTTTGCAGAATACCCTTCAATGTATGACTATCTTGACGGTGTTGTAAAAGGCGATCAAGCACAAATTGATGAATACATAGCTGCGTGTAAAGCAGTCAAAGAAAAGTATCCAAAAGGCGGTGAGTGATGGCAGGTACATTAACAATCAGTACGTTATCTGACGGCACTAACGAGGCATAAAATGGCAGGCTATATCGGCAACGAACCGTTAAATGAAGCTACGCAGACACGCGAGAGCTTTACTGCGACCTCTGGTCAGACAAGTTTTGCAACATCAGGCTACACACCCGGCTATCTTGATGTGTACTTCAACGGTGTGCATCTTGAAACTACTGACTACACTGCGACTAACGGCACAGATGTTGTGCTTGATACAGCAGCGGCAGCCGATGACATCCTCACTATCGTAGCTTGGAAAGTATTTAATCCGACAAACGTAAGTGTCAGCGACATTACCGATCTAACTGCTACAGCTACAGAGCTGAATTACTGCGACGGCGTTACTTCTAATATCCAAACGCAGATTGATAACTTAGATGCGTTTCCAGATCAGACTGGTCAATCCGGCAAGTACTTAACTACTAACGGAACAAACGTATCTTGGGGCACTGTTGACCTAAGCTCAAAGCTAGACTTATCTGGCGGCACAATGACAGGCGCGATCACATTTGCAGCAGGTCAAGCATTTGACGGGCGTGACGTTTCTGCGGATGGCTCTAAACTAGATGGTATTGAGTCAGGCGCAGACGTAACTGATACAGCCAATGTAACTGCCGCCGGTGCGTTGATGGATTCAGAGGTGACCAACCTCGCACAGGTTAAAGCATTTGATTCATCGGATTACGCAACAGCAGCTCAAGGTGCTTTAGCTGATTCGGCATTACAAGGCAATCAAACTATTACGTTATCTGGTGACGTATCTGGTTCAGGCACTACCTCTATTAGCGTTACTGTTGCTGACGACTCGCACAACCATGTGATTTCCAACGTGGATGGATTGCAGACTGCGCTAGATAACATCAACACAGATTTGGTTAACGACACAACTCCGCAGCTAGGCGGTAATTTAGACACCAACGGTAAAAATATAAACTTTGGTGATTCTGCAACTCCGGGATCAGATGATACTTTACATTTTGGCGCAGCTAATGACTTAAGTATTTATCATCATGGTCCGTCAAATGAGTCATACATTATAGAATCTGGCGGTGGAAGACTGTTTATAGGTGGCGATGATACCTTATATATCACTAACGCTGCTGCTGATGAAGTTAAAGCAGCGTTTAACACCAATGGATCATCCGATCTTTACTACGACAACAGCAAGAAACTCGCCACAACTTCTTCAGGCATTGACGTAACAGGCACAGTCGCTGCTACAGCCTTTACAGGCGATGGCTCAGGTCTTACTGGTGTAGATAGTGGTGTTGAGTCAGGCACTGTTATGTTGTTTGTGCAAACGTCAGCACCGACAGGTTGGACTAAATCAACTACTCACAACAACAAAGCCCTGCGTATTGTAAATGGTACTGTCGGCACAGGCGGTTCTGTTGCATTTACCACAGCGTTTGCAAGTCAAGGTGTTAGCGGCTCGGTGAGCAATACAACAGCAGGTGGTTCTGTTGGTAATACAACACTGAGTACATCTCAAATCCCTGCTCACTCACACAACATCACAGGCTATCAAGACTGGAACAACGGCGGCGTAAACGCAGCACAGTGGACAACGTCAGGTTACTACGGAACATGGGGCGGCACTAGTAATACTGGTGGTGGTGGTTCGCACAATCACTCATTCTCAGGAACATCACACGGACACACATTCACGGGTACCGCGATTAACTTAGCAGTTCAGTACGTTGATGTGATCATTGCAACAAAGGATTGATAGTGATAGTTAATTGGAGCTTTGCGCCAGAAGAAAATATACAGTCAGCAGTAGGCTTGCATCTTGCTTTGTTCGAGCCTGAGTCTGCCCTGTCGTATTACTACGGTGGTAAGAATCCAGTATTCACACAATGCCCTGCATTTACTGATGCGCTAAAGAATACTTACGTCATCAAATGCCCAATCGATCTTGAGGTCAGGGTAGATAAAGAAAACAATACGTTTGAGCTTGTTCATCCTGAGCGGTTTCCAACTCAACTGCTAGAGGCAAGAGTCGGCGAAGAAGGCAACTCGGAACATCCGCCAATGTCATTCCAGATTTTGCCTTATTTGTTCACCTCAAATGACAATGTTGAGATTGAGCTACTGCACCCGTTTTTGGAATGGGGTGATCAAAACTGGCGGTTAATTAGCGGCAGGTTCAATATTACGAAATGGAAACGCCCTATCTCGTTTGCTGTTGAGTGCAGAGATAAGGTTCAGACAATCAAATTTAAGCGTGGTCAGCCAATCACCTATGCAAGATTTATCACGCCAGATGGTACTGAGCAGATCAAGCTAAATCAGGTTGAAATGACAAAAGAAGTTCACGATGAATACATGGAAAATCTAATGCTGAAGCATATGCTGCCAAAAAAGGGGCTAAGATTTATCTATGATTTACGCGAAAAGCTAAACGCAAGATTAGGTAAGGCGGTATGAAGCTAGAAACTGGTGAGTTTTGCCCGTTGGTTCAGGGTAATTGCAAGAAAATGGAATGCGCTTGGTTTGGTAATATTCGAGGTGTAAATCCAAATACTGGCGAAGAAGTTGATGATTGGAATTGCGCTATTGTCATGCTTCCAATGCTTTTGATAGAAAATAGTCAGCAATCGCGTCAAACGGGCGCCGCTGTTGAATCGTTTAGAAACGAAATGGTAAAAACAAACAATGCAAGCGTTGAGCTGCTGGCAAGCATGGCTAGTGCGCCTCGCTTAAATGGATCAGGTGGCAACTAATGAGATTGGTAGTAATTGTTAAAGATTCTGCTGTTTATAAAGACGGCGCATATCTCGAAAACCTGACGTTATCAGGCATACCAAACAATGTTTCGGCTTTGCAATGGGACGCTGATAGCGGCGAAATTGAATACAACGATGGCACTTTTAATGAGTCAATTGATGTGTTGCCTGATTGGGCGGTTGCAGCAGAAGCAACTTACGATGCCGCAGTTATAGCAGCTCAAAGTGTTGAGCTTACAGCCGAAGAAAAACTGCAAAATTTACGCGCGCATAGGAATGCCCTGTTGCGCGAAACCGATTGGTGGGGTGCATCTGATCTAACCATGACGCAAGATCAGATTACTTATCGTCAAGCGTTGCGTGATATTACAAACACCTACTCATCACTTGATGACGCTGTTTTTCCTGAGAAACCAGAGTAAAAGAGGCATAAAATGGCACGTTCAAAGGCGAGAAAAACGGCAGACCTTGTTGGTGGTGATGGCATAACAACCGCTGACTTATCACCCGACCTAATTGACAGCACAAAGATCGCTGACGACGCGGTTGATTCCGAGCATTATGTAGATGGGTCTATTGATACTGCGCACATAGCTAACAACGCGGTAACTGCGGATAAACTGGCTGCTGGCGCTGCTGTACCTTCTCAGTCTGGGCAGTCAGGCAAATACCTAACCACTGACGGCTCTACCGCTTCATGGGGCACCGTAGATTTAACCAGTAAGCAAGATGTGTTAGCTGAAGGTTCATTTGCCGATGGAGATAAAACCAAACTTGATGGTATCGAGTCAGGTGCAACTGCTGATCAAACTGCTGCTGAGATTCTCACAGCAATCAAGACGGTAGACGGTTCAGGCTCAGGGCTTGATGCAGATACACTGGACGGCAACCAAGCAACGGCATTTGCTACAGCAGCTCAAGGTGCTTTAGCTGACTCAGCAGTACAAAATTTAGGCGACCTGTCTATTACTGCTTCCGCAGCTGAGCTAAACCTACTAGACGGTGTAACGGCTACAACTGCTGAGCTTAATTACGTCGATGGTGTTACCTCTAACATTCAGACTCAACTTAACAGTAAACAAGCCTCTGGCTCTTACCTAACTGGCAATCAAACTATTACGTTATCTGGTGACGTATCTGGTTCAGGCACTACTTCTATATCTGTAACAGTTGCAGACGACTCACACAATCACGTCATCTCTAACGTAGACGGTCTACAGACAGCTCTGGACGCTAAGTTAGAAGGCAACCAAACGATCACACTGAGCGGTGATGTGTCAGGCTCTGGCACTACATCAATCTCAGTCACTGTTGCTGACGACTCACACAATCACATTATTTCTAATGTAGATGGTCTACAGACGGCGTTGGACGGTAAGCAAGCTACTGGTGATTACGTTGTAGCTACTGGCGACTCGATGACTGGCAACTTGTCCTTCGGCGACAACGACAAAGCCATCTTCGGTGCAGGTAGTGACCTACAGATTTATCACGATGGTACGCATAGTTATGTTAGGGATGCCGGAACAGGCAGTCTTGTTCTTAGGGGCTCGACAAGTGTTGCAATTGAAACGGCTTCTGGCGAAACAATGGCGACCTTTACTGATAATGGTGCGTCTGCTCTTTGGTACGACAACTCATCAAAACTCGCCACATCCTCTACAGGCATTGACGTAACAGGCACGGTGACTGCCGATGGGTTGACACTGGGTGATAGCCAAAAGGCTCAGTTTGGTAATAGCAATGACCTACAGATTTATCATAATGGTAGTAATAGCTATATTGATGATGCAGGGACAGGTGCGTTAATAATTCGTTCCAACAATGTTGAATTTCAAAAATATACAGGCGAAACTTTAGCTTCGTTTTATGCAGATAGTACTTGTCTGCTTCAATATGACAACGCAGAAAAATTACGCACAACATCTACAGGCATAGATGTAACTGGTAAGATTACTTGTGATGGGTTTACTGTTCCTAACTATGCTTCTGCACCGTCAAGCCCATCTGCGGGTGATGTTTATTACAACACTAGCGAAGGCGCAGTTTACCATTGGGATGGCTCAAGTTGGATTCAGATGTCCAACAAGTTTAGCGCATCTGGCGGTACTGAAACTACTTCTGGTGGTTACAAGATTCACACTTTCACTTCATCTGGTACTTTTACAGTTTCGTCTGGTTCAGCGCAGGTTGAGTACCTTGTAGTCGCAGGTGGCGGTGGTGGTGGCGCGTCAAATAATGCTGAAAAAGGTGGCGGTGGTGCCGGTGCCGGTGGCTATCGTTCCTCTGTATCAGGGGAATCATCAGGTCGTGGTAGTTCAGCAGAATCTGCAATTACTTTAAGTAGCGGTGCATACACAGTAACTGTTGGTGCAGGCGGTAATGGTTCTACATCAGGCACTGTTGTAGGCAGTAAAGGTTCAGATTCAGTATTCCATACAATCACTTCTATCGGCGGTGGCGGTGCAGGTTCTGGTGGTTCCGCTCAATCACAAAGCTATCATGCAGGTCAATCCGGTGGTTCTGGCGGTGGTGCGCTCAAACTATTTAATTACGGTGGCTCAGGCACAGCAGGTCAAGGCTATGACGGTGGACACACAAACGGAGCTAACGTAGAAGGCGGCGGTGGCGGCGGTGGCGCAGGTGGATCAGGTGGTATTGCTACAAACACCGGTGGCAACGGTGGTGCCGGAGTAAGCTCTTCAATTAACGGCACTGCTACTTATCGTGCCGGTGGCGGCGGTGGCGGCTCGTATTCAGGCTCAGGTGGAACAGGTGGCACTGGCGGTGGCGGTAACGGTGGCGCAGGCGGAGCTTCTAGTAATGGTGGAGCAGGTACAGCAAATACCGGCGGTGGCGGTGGCGGCGCATCTGGTGTCTCTGGTGGTACGCAAAATGGTGGTAACGGCGGATCGGGTATCGTAATTATCCGTTACGCAATTTAATTAGGAAAACAACATGGGGCATTACGCAAAAGTAAAAGATGGTGTAGTCACTCAGGTCATCGTAGCTGAAGCTGATTTCTTCGATACGTTTGTTGATAACGAACCCGGTGAATGGATTCAGACTTCTTATAACACTCGTGGTGGTCAGCATTATGATCCTGAAACTGGTGAAGTAGACGACGGTACTCCATTGCGTAAGAACTACGCAGGTGTTGGGTTTACTTACGACCGTGATCGTGATGCTTTCATTCCTCCGCAACCATACGCATCTTGGACGTTGGATGAAGATACTTGTTTATGGAATCCGCCGTATTCGATGCCTGAATTGACAGAGCAAGAAGTAAGTGATGGAAAATACTATATCTGGGATGAAGCGACTCATCAGGCTGACAACACTCAAGGTTGGGTGTTAGTAGGCTAAAATGTTAGGTTTTCACGCACTTTCTGAACTAGCCCTCTCTGACTCTGGGGTCAAATATCAGACAGTTAGCGTGTCTGGCGTTTCTGCCAGTACAGCTCTAGGTGCGGAAACTGTTGTAGCTAAAGCGGTCGTTACGCCTACTGGCGTTTCAGCCACAGGTAGCACCGGAAGCCTAACTACTGTTGCTAAGGCGGTTACAGACCTTACAGGCGTATCCGGCACATCTGCACTGGGCAACGAAAGCCTAAGCACAAACAACAATATAAGCGTTACCGGATTCTCAGCTACAGCCTCGCTTGGTTCTGAAACCGTTGCGGCAGCTGCAAATGTATTACCTACAGGTGCCGAAGCCATAGGTGCAGTTGGCAGCTCTACAATCGTTGCTAAAGCCGTTGTTCTGCCTACAGGCATCTCGTCAACCGCGTCACTTGGCTCAGAAACCGTTGTCGCTAAGGCGGTTGTTCTTCCTACAGGAGTCTCGGCTACAGCCTCAGTTGGTGATGAAACAGTCGTCGCTAAGGCAGTTGTTATACCTACTGGCGTAGCAGGAACCTCATCTCTAGGCTCAGAAAGCGTCGCAGCAGACGCAAATGTGGTTCTAACCGGAGTATCTGGCACCGCATCGGTAGGCAACGAAACAGTCGTCGCTAAAGCGGTTATTCTGCCTACAGGTGTCTCAGCTACAGGCTCGCTAGGTCCTGAAACAGTCATCGGTAAAGCGGTCGTTCTACCTACAGGCGTCTCGGCTACAGTTTCACTAGGCTCTGAGACAGTTGCTGCTAACGCCAGAGCGCTTGTTACAGGAGTCTCGGCTACAGCCTCGATTGGTGATGGCGAAACAGTCGTTGCTACGGCAGTTGTCGTACCTATAGGCATTTCAGCCGCCGCAGAACTAGGAAATGTTACAGTTTGGGGTAAACTATTAACTGGTGCGAGCACAAGCTGGACAGAAATACCTAGTCCATCAGATACTTGGACTGAAATAAACAAAGGCACGTCCACCGTTTGGACTGAAGAGGCAGCGTAATGGCAAGTTCTTATACACCCGCGGGTATTGAATTAATTGCAGATGGCGAACAATCAGGTACTTGGGGGCAAACTACTAATACTAACTGGGAACTCGTTGAGGAGATGGTTGCCGGTGTAGTTTCAATTGCGCTAACTGCGACTACATATACACTCACTACATCTAATGGCGCTACATCTGATGGACGTCATGCGGTTATTGTATTTACTGGCTCTCCGGGTGGTACTTGTACTGTTACAGTTTCACCCAATGACATGCAGAAAGTGTATTTCATTAAGAATAGCTCAGACCAAGATGTGACTCTTACGCAGGGTTCTGGTACTAACGTAACAGTAACTTCAGGCGATACTAAAATTTTGTACTGTGACGGCGCTGGTGCTAGTGCAAACGTGGTGTCGGTAATTAGCTCAGAATTCACCACTCTTGACGCGACAACCGCAAATATCACTACAGCTAACATCACCACCTTTAATTTGGGTGGAACCAATGTTACGTCTACAGCTGCTGAGCTGAACATTCTTGACGGTGTAACCTCGACCGCAGCTGAGCTTAATAAGGTTGATGGTTATACAGGCTCAGCGACAGAGTTAAACTACGCAAAGTCACTTTACGACACTGGCGTAACCTCGACTGAGTATGATTATTTGGATGGTGTTACCTCTAACATTCAGACGCAGTTAAATTCCAAGCAAGCGACACTGACAAACATTTCTGATTCGTCCAGTGCTAATGGCTACGGTACGCGCACAGTTTCTACTTCAGCTCCATCTGGCGGATCAAACGGTGACATTTGGTATAGATACTAATGACCATCTACGTTAAAGATTCTGGTGTTTGGCGAGAGATCAAAGCTGTCTATGTGAAAGACGGTGGTGTTTGGCGTCATATAGATAATTCAGTATCTGTTAATGATTCTGGAACTTATCGTACCGTTCACCAGACAGGCTACCAAGAGTGGACTACTGACCAGTCAACAACATTCACTGTTCCTGACGGTATTTACTCAATGACTTTGTACGCTGCCGGAGCAGGTGGTGGTGCAGCAGGAGCTTACTTTTCTAGCGCAGGTCAAGGCGGTGGCGGTGGTGGTTATGTTGATGGTGTAGTTGTCTCATGCACACCCGGTTCAACAATTAGCATTACTGTTGGTAACGGTGGTTCAGGCGTAAAGTTTGGTAATCAATTCTGTCCTTGTAACGGTTACGCAGGAACAGATACTACTATCTCAGGCTTAACGGTAACAGGTAACGTAACATCATCTACCATTACTTTAGGTGGTGGCGGTGGCGGTATTGGAGCAACACAAGGCGATCCTGCGGCAAACGGTGGCACAACTTCTGGAATCACTGGTGGCGTTTCTGGTCAAGCCGGTCAACGTAGCGGAAGCAATGGTCGTGGCGGCAAGTCACTCGGCGGTGCTTTTGACGCTAACGGATACGGTACAGCCCAAGCATTTAACCCTTCTAGAACGTGTTGGGGTGTGAATGGTGACACTTCTGGTTATGCTACTGGTAAAGGCGCAGGTGGCTGTGGCGTACCTAATGGTTCTAACTGTGGTGAAGGCTCATTTGGTGGCGGCGGTAACGGTGCTGATGGTTACGTTAAGTTTGAGTGGAATTATGATTACAGCTAATGACATTATCGTTATATATGCTTTAGCAGGTGAAAACGTATCAACAGCCGGAAAGCTAAAAGAAGGCGAAGTACATCCACGCGTTTTGCAGTTTACTCAGGAAGAATATGATGAGCTAGACAGCAGCCTGTCTATGCAACAGAAAGCGTTGATATTGGCTGATTTACCTGACGATGCTGACGTTAGGTTGATGATAAATGAGTAGGCAATATTTCATAAAGGTGATTTATGCGTAATGATTACAAATCGGGTGGGCGAGTTAATAAGGCTTCAATGCCGTGTAACAAACCACGTCGCACTTCATCTCACAAAGGCAAGTCTCACGTAGTTAAAGCGTGCGCTAATGGTAAAGAAAAGATTATTCCGTTTGGTGAGAAAGGTGCTAGCACTGCTGGTAAGCCAAAGAAAGGTGAGTCAGCTCGCATGAAAGCCAAGCGTAAGTCGTTTAAAGCACGCCATCGCAAGAACATCGCCAAGGGCAAAATGTCAGCTGCATACTGGGCTGACAAAGTTAAGTGGTGATACTGTGGAAGACGATCTACATAGAATCGATAAGGACCTTGCCGTGCTAAAGAAAGAAGTTGATACCCAGTTCAAAGAAGTCTTTACCCGGATTAAGCGCCTTGAGGCGATTATGATCGGTACCAGCGGCACGATTATTCTGTTGCTGCTAAAGATGTTAGCCGAGAGGTAGCCATGACCCCCGCCGCCCGCCTGTACTTTTTATTCGTATCACTTCTGTTTGGTGGGCTTTTAGCTAGCTTAGCTAACATTGCGTGGGCAGCAGACCCCATCGTCACGGAATCTACATCCACGGTGACAACAAATGGCTCGCAAACGACAACAGTTAAGTCTCCACCACCTTCAGCAATTGCACCCCAGTTCAGTGCAGGAAATAACAGCGATCTTTGCACAATCGGAGCTACAGGCGCCGTCCAAACCCAAATCCTCGGCATCTCGGTCGGTTCAACCTTTACCGAAGAAAACTGTATCCGACTAAAAAACGCTAAAACGCTTTACGATATGGGTATGAAAGTAGCCGCAGTCTCGGTGATGTGCCAAGACAAGAAGGTGTTTGACGCCATGATGAACGCAGGGACACCCTGCCCATACGACGGTCTAATTGGAGATGCGGCAAAAGCGGCGTGGGAAACGCACACTGACAAAACTCCAGTAGAAGGAGAAGACGATGAGCCTACAGCTGAAGACAAACGCAACCAAGCTCTTGGCATTATCGGTAGTATTTTTGGCGCAGCCCTCATATTCTGATTATGTCTTTGGAAATACTAATAACGCTGCTGCTGGGGGTAGTTCTTGGGGGATGTCTAGCTCTCTTTTTCCTCTATACCCAATTCAAGGCACAGACATCAACGGAGTCTTCTACCGATACACCGCAGTCAAAGACCCAAACGACCCCTATACCGTCAGTATCCAGAATGAAGCTGCCGATAGAAGTGGATATATATTCCGGTCAACAGATGATTGGTCAGGGGGAAGTGGTGGAACAATCCAAAAATACGTACCTGTGCCGTATTCGCCGGTGGGAGACTGGGGCGATGGAAACATTGAACAGGTGGGCGTAGGTGAAGTTCAAGACCCTGTTGTGCTGTATAGCTACCGCTTTGACCCTGACCGGTTGCAGCAGCAAGAACTCCCTGAAATACCAGCCGTTCCTGTTTACGACGCCCTTGCTGACGGTTACGTCACAGCATCGCTAGAACCCACAGATCGCGAGCTGTACGAAAACGATGATGAAGTTAATCAAAAAGACACAGAAGAAGAGGATGATGGGCGCCTTGAAAAGGCTCTTGCGGCTCAGGAGAACGCGTTAACCCTAGCGGGTAGCTTGACCCAGAACGCGCTGGTGCGGGCGATGAACGTTGCAACCAACTTAAACACGTACTACGCTGCCAATATTCCGGGTGGCGCGTATCGCGAAACTGTTGTTTTAAAAGACAAAAACATACCTGATAATAGACGTGCGCTTCGCAGTTTGGGGCAGCAGAAGTTACACACTGAAATGGTCGAGGAGCAATACCGATGAATAGTGTCAAAATAGTGGCAGCAATGTGTCTACTTTCTGGCGGTGCTTACGCTGTCGATGTACCGATTGAAGGTACTGTGCAGTCACGCTGCACAATTGATACTGACACCCCCGGAGTGTATGGCAACCCTAATGCGTATACTTTAACTACAGCAGCGGCAGACGGCGGTGTTATGCCAATTACGCGTTTTGATGTAACTCTAGCGGATGCTTATTACGCTAAAGTAACGCACCCAGATTCTTTCAGCGCCGCACCAACAGCAAATGCCACTGTAACTTTTACTGGCTCAACTGAAGTTAGCTCAGTCGGTGATGCTGCTATGTCAGGTTATGAAGCCGCTAAAACTACATTTGGTAATAGCACACAGTTTGATTTAACTGAGTCAGGTTCTGTTTGGTTAAAGACTACTTCAGTAGCTACTAACGGCGGTGACAAAGCGTTTCCAAGCGGTACGTATCGTTCAATCGTGGTGGCAGAGTGTATCGCCAAGTAATAACTCTATGCACAATACTTTGGTGCATGGGTGCGTCTGCACATGAGATGACACCTACTTACCCTGAGTGGACTCCGTCTCATGTAAACGGGGTATGGAAGACCACGATGGAGATGTTCAACAAACGTAAGGATGTTGAATGGTACGAGATTGGGGTGTTTGATAAAGAGTGGGAGCCTGTGAACTTTGTTACTAGCTATCGTATTTTCTCTATGCCACATCTTAGTCGCGTAAAGTTTGATGTATATGTCGCGGCACCGGATGTTGGTAAGGCTGAATACATTTGCTCAAAGTCTAAATTGCGTCTACTAAGCGAGCAGAAAACAATGATTGCTTCGCGCATATGCTCGAGGTTCAAGTGAGAGCGGCGCTTATTATTTTTGCGTTGTGGCAACTTGCTACAAATGTAGCAGCAGATAGCAGTTCTTTGAACTTAGCTTTACCTAGTATGGGGAATACGTATGGCACAGACTCAATCAGGTCGGGAGACTTGGATTGTAAAAATTCAATCGGCGGTGCTACTAACTTTGAACTCGGTGTTACTAGCATTATTGATAACGCTGTCAGTCCGTTTAGCTCTGACGATCCTACAAACCCCATGACTAAAGATGTGGGCGTATACGCACGGATTGTAATCCCGTTAGACGCCCCAAAAGAGCGAATTAACTGTAATACGTTGTATCAGCTAGAATTGCAGCGTAGACGGATAGAAGTACAGAAACTGCGCCAAGAGTTAGATAATTTGCGCAGGTTGCAGAAACAGGCGTTTGAGAATTAGCGATGTGGTGCGAGCATGCCAATAAGAAGATTTGTTTTACGGGAAGTAAAATATGCAACACCACACCGCTGAGTTAACAGTACGCTCATTAGAGCAGTTTAGATAGACCGCGAAAACATAGACATGGCAGACCTTGGTGAAAAACTTGACGATCTGGAAGGCTTGGCTGATAAACGCCTTAGCGTGGGTGGGTTACGGTTTACTCCTACTCAGCTTGGCATGGCTGTGGCTGCCATTGGCTCTTTACTGGGGACTTTATACGGTGGTTTCGTCATGTACCAAAAGGTGGAAGAACTGGCGAGCCTAGACATAGGCGGCTATCAGGCGCAGATGGAGCAGACGTCTGCGAAGATTGAAACGCAAGAAAAACTGCTAGACTCAATTGAGCAAAACCTACGTGATGCCAAGCAATTGACGTACGACATTGAAAAACGTGTGAACGATAAAGTCGTTTACTTTGAAGGCAAGATGGATAAGTTCGAGGCTAAGGTCGATGCGACAAAGGTTGAGCTTGAGGACAAAATCCAAAAGGCACTAGATAACCCACTGGCAAACTAATATGACTGAATTTGAAAAAATGGACCTCAATGGCGATGGTCAAATCTCTCAGCAAGAGATGGAGATTTACCTTGAATCCAAGCGCCGTGAGATGGAGGACGAAGATGCTAAACGAGACCAACAACGTAAGATGGTTTGGTTTGCTCTTTTCGGTAT